AATAATTAAATAACTCATTATAAATGAAACAAATATCAATACACTATCGGCTATATTCCTATACCAAGTTATACCAAACTCTCTATCTACAACATCACTAAATGATAATATTAAAGCTGTGGTCATTATATAATAAGTAAATCTATTTTTTTTAGATATTGATATTATAAAACTAAAAAATATTATAAACGCGTAAATATCAAATCTAATATTTACTGATTTATCAAAGTGTTCAATAACACCATCATTCCAATATGGAATAATATACTTAGAAATTTCATCATTAAATCTAAATAAAAATAGCACTAATACGGCTAGACTATTTACTAAATGAATCATTTTCTAATAATTGGTCTTTGTGGATTTGGATTAACTGTTTTAGGAGCGCAATTAATTACTAATTGGTCTAATGCAGCATTTTTTTCCTTATCGGTAATATTATCACCATTAACAAATACAAAGTTATTTGTAATTAAGTCTTTAAATTCTTGTTTAGTCATTTTATTGTTAATTTTAAATATTTTATAAATCAATCGGAGTATAATTGCTTTCATAATCATCAGCGTAAGTTTGTAATTCGTTAGTTATAGTATAAGTTGAAACGTACATAGGTTCTAATTATTAAAATCCTTTATAACCATTCACATTTAAATAAACTGTACCTGTTACTAAAGAAGTAGGAAAATAAACGTTTAAGTTTGAATTTGCAATTCCTCTATATGGAGAAATTGGATTAATAATTACAGGAGTAGCTAACGCTGCTGTATTCAATCTAAACATATTAAATACTCTGTAAAAAGTAAATGCAGCAGTTGAACCTGTTATAGCTATTGCTGTTCCACCAGGTGTTAATGCTATTGTAAATGTAGTAGCTGCTAATGTAGTAGCTGTTACAAAATACATTGTATTAACCGATATTCCAGTGATTGTTCCTATTGCGGTAAATATAATTACATCACCAACTTTTAAATCATGTGCCGTACTCGTAAATACACCAGGAGTTGCTATTGTTACAGAAGTACCTATTGCGCCTTGGTTATCAAGAATAAACATATTTCCTGCTGCGCCTAATAAATCCGTTTGAATAGATAATTGAGTTATATAATTTCTTACTGATGCTGTTCCCGATGCAGCTACAATACTCTGAGGAGTAGTTGTAGTTACTACTGGTAATAAAGAACTAGCGTAATCTAATTCTGATGTTCCAAAGTTCTTAGTTATTAATTGTTGTGCTGATGTTACACCTGCATCAGAAGCATCACCTGCTACTAATGTAGTATCTACTGTAGCTATTGTTGTTGGAACTACTCTACCAGCTATTCTTAAAGGAGAACCTGTAGAAGCAGTACTATGAGCTGTTTGACCATTTGCTAAAGTTGTTAATGATGTTACCGTAGATACAGTTGTGACAGTTCCAACTGAGGTAATCGTACCTCCTTGTGCAACCATAGGCACTGCACCAGACATATCACCTACTGGACGAGATAATATTTCAACACGTTCACGTTTAAATTCAAATACACGTCCAAAAGACACGCGCATATCTGTACGCTTAATTACAGCCCCTCCACAGTTTGCAGAGCCAAAGTCAGCAGGTAATACGCGTTGACCAGAGAATGGTAATACCAATGTCAGTATAGTAGTGGCTTGGTTGGCAATCTTCCAAGGTCCATCAACACCAAGTGATACACCTGTTAAATCAGCCCTCATACCAACAACATTAACTATATCGCCAATTACTCCAGCGGCCCATGTTGTGTTTCCAGTGATTGTTAGTTGTCGTGTGCCATCTGACAAAGTAGCCAAAACAGCCGATGCTGCTACAACAGCACTTGCACCAAGTGTAGACATAAGATTACCTCCGTTCACTTTAGCAACATATCCTCCATAGCTTGTCGCAGCTGCAGCAGGACCACAAACGATAGTAAAAATGGTTGAACTAACGATAGACGCAACAGCCGTTGCAACAAGTAAATTAGGGAAGTTTACTTGATCCCTAGCTCCGTACATAACAACTGGGTCTCCGATTGCAAGTCCGTGTGCGACGTCAGTTGTAACCATAGCTGTAGTGATTGCACTAGCTTTGACGTATGAAATAACTTGCGCATTAGGAACTGTCAGTGCCTTATTGTTAGTTGCCCTGATGCGTAATTTGTACTTCTGCGATGGATCAGGACAAACTTGAGTGCGCAATAACCTATTGATAGGTTGCGCTACAGTGTCAATGATGCTATCCGACCACTGTGTTCTGTCTGCTTGGATATTGTAACGATATTCTGTAGATGGTGAGAAACTGTAAGTGTAAGGAACGTTTCCAGCAGCTTGTATAGATGCAGTCGTTGCGATGGCAATGGAATGATTTCCTGCCACTGTTCCAGATGGAAGCGCGTCACCGGATTCACTTCTGATGTACAAAGAAGAATTGGTAACGGTTGCATTCTCAAAAATTTGACTGATGCCATTCTGTGATCTTCCTAAACGCTGACGGAAATATACTGAACCTTTAGCTCCTACAGGGTTGGTAATTGTCTGAGATGGTATAGTGCCTCCTGGTCCTGCTGTTACAGTAAATTGTGTTGGCGAAGGTACTGTTGCGACAACCAAAGATGGATAATTGGCTAGAGGATTCGAGCATCCGAAGACACCGATTGATTTACCAACAGACATTCCGTGTGGAAGCACAGTGTCAATAGTCAGCACAGATAATGCTTGTGTAATAGACAATATAGCAAGGTCTAGTACATCTGCTATTTGTGACTGGTCATCTATTACCTCTAGTGCGAAATCCTGACCCAACGTGCGCTGAGACATTGACAGACCAATAGATACTTCGACAGGTATATCTGCTGTCTGTATCGAGGTAATGCTGACTTCTGTTCCAGCCTGTAGAGGGTCTTTACTTACTACTAAGTAACTTGCAGCAGCAGCGTTTCCATCTAAGAAAACTAGATCTCCAGCACCAGTGCCAACGACATTATATTTTTCTCCAGGTGTGAAAGACTCGAAAGCTTCGCGGAACACACCTGTGACATTTGAGCTAGTTACAGGTAAAGGAGTACTTTCACTAGCTTCTATATAAGAGTCATCTTTTTCAAAACGAATTTTATCTGATTCTTTAATAGCTCTAATAAGAGCTACAGTTTCTTGGTCTAATCCAGCCATTTTATAAATTTTTATTAATCAAAAATAAACAAAAAAGGCTTAGTTTTTACACCAAGCCTTTTTTTATTGTAATTAATTTATTATTACGATTTCCAAATTGCAGGTAATGCAACAACTGGAGCAATTACTGCAACAGAAGCAGCTCCATTTACATTCACGTTTCTAAAGAAAGGAATTACAACCATACCAGCAGGTAAAACTAATGGAGTTGTGCCTACCGAATAAACAGGGTAAGAAATATCATTTAATTTACAAGTAACTACACCATTCTTGTTAACTAAAACTTCAGCGGTGTAAGAAGTTGCGTTTAATACCGTAATGGCTGTAGCAGTAGACACTACCGTTCCATTTAAAGAACCTTGAGTAGCAATTGTAGTAGCGGCAGCAGCAGTAGTTCCTATAGCAGCTAATCCACTATACGAAAACGTAGCACTGTGAGCTGCTTTAACACGAAGTCCTACTAACCAAGCAGAGTTAGCTACAGTAGTAGCTTGATACCTAGCAAAAACAGAAATATCAGTTTTACCAACAACAAATTCTTTTGGAGAAGATGTTAATAAGCTTGGAGTGTATTCAGCTCCTTCAGTTGCAGTTAAATCTTGGTCTAAAATTAAACCTGTACTACCTGGAGTTGGAACTGTAATAGTGTTAGTACCAATTTGAGTATAAACCCACTTAGCATCAGATAACATTTTATTTTCACCAGTTGTAGTTGGAACAGCTCCAGCAGCACCTTGGAATAAAATAACATTATCTAAATAATCAATTTGAGCTGATGGGTCAGTAGAATACTGAGAAAATAATCCTCTTTGAATCATACGAGCAAATGAGATATATCCAGCTATGTTAGCTGTAGAAGCACCTTGTCCGTTATCTACATAAGCAGTTTGGTTTTTAATTAAATATACTCTTGATGTTCCATTAAATGCAGTTGGTAAAGCAACTAAATCTAAGTAAGAAATGTTGAACATATTGTATTTTTGTCCACTTACCGCAGTTAATCCATTAGCAGTTAAAGGAGTATCAATTTCACCTGAAATTAAGTTTCCTGTCATAAAATCGTAAACAGGAGCATTATTTAATAAGTTTAATCCTGTACCAAACTCATAAACAGCAGCAGTTGTTAAAACAACATTAGAAGCAGCGTAACCTGTTCCATCAGCATTAGTTATTGGACGTACTATACTAGCTCCTCTACGATTAGTAGAACCTTGACGGTTATAAGGGAAATATCCAGCATCATCTGTTACTGTAAATCCATTACCTAAAGTTAATGTTGAAGCAACTACAAAATTAGAAGCTAAAGAATTAATCTCAGCTACAAGTTTCAAAGTAATAGCTTCTCTTTGTAAAGCAGCAGTAGCTCCAAGAGTTGTAATATCGTCTGGAGTTGTATAACTATACTTTTTTAAGTTTTCAGTATAGCCATGGTCAACTCTTGACACATCTCCTATTAATACTCCATAATTTGTAGTTGGAGTAGGAATATAAGCTGTTGCTCCTATTGTTACTACTTGCGGTACTTCCGCACGATAATTGATTTGAGAGAAATTAATCACTCTTGATAATTTGACAGCGTCTAATCCTGCAATTAGGATTTCACCGCCACTGTATTGTACATCGCTTCCTGCTGATGTAGTAAACAATACTGATTTGTTTTTCTGTGACATGGTTTATTTGTTTTTATTTGGTTTATATGAATGTAAATATAATTACTATTTTAATACGAATTTAAGTAGATTCTTTTTCTGCAAAAGCCGAATTATCAAAAGCACTTGTTACTCCTAATAATATACTAGCTGCCATTTTAACTAATTGATCTTGACACTTCTCAGGCATATCTGTAGTAGTTGTGTTAGAAGCTAATATCACTTGTCCACTTGTTAATGTTGTTGTTACTGTTGCCGTAAACTGAGTTCCTATTTGATAAGTAACACCGTTTTGAACACTTAATTCAGTAGCTATATAAGATAATCCTATTGTTAAAACACCTACTCCTGCATTTATATATTGGCTCTCATCCCCCATATTGAAAGTTGCAGGTTGCTTAATATAATCAAGATTGCATGATGAAATAGTAGTAGAATCTCCTTTATATATTAATAATCCTGTTGAATCCTCTAAAAAGTAAGGTTTATTATTATTAGGTTTTCTGAAAGAACATTCTAATAATGGTCCTCGTTTATTATAAGTAGTTTCTCTTCCGTAAGTAGTATTACCACTAACGGTTAATGTTAATGCCGCAAATGTTTGGTAATCTGTAGGGTAGTTTACATGATTAATATATACATCTGTATTGTAAGTACCTATATTTGTAGGTGCAGTTGAACTTGTTTTAAGTAGTGTATATAACTCATCTCTATATTTTTGAAGTCTATCTATTCCTGATAATTGATTAGAATTAGCTGTATCTGTGATACTATCAATTTTTTTCATAATAGCATCGTTCATTGCTTTGTTTTTTTCTACGTTATAGAAACGAGTAGTGTGAGTTAAATTTGTATAAAAGTCTATTGCGTAACCTATTTGTATAGCATTCATCTTGTGTATTTTTTAATAAAAGTAAATAAAAAAGAGATAAGTTTTTAAGCTTATCTCTTTCATTTGTTTTAGTTAGTGGACTTTATTTAGTTTCTACTTCTGCAAGTTTATTTAATAAAGTTTCCTTAGACGCTAAATGTGCGCCAGGTATTTTTAATTCTTTAGCTCTTTTTCTTAAAGCGTCTAAATCTTCCTTATCTGTATTTAATTCTTTTTTTTCTTCTCCTAAGTCAAATGGAGGAACAAAAGCTTCTACTGATTTAGTTTTAGCTAACTCTGCTTCCAACTCCATTATCTTACGTTGCATATCTGCTTCTTTAGAATTAGAACTAACTTTTGGAGCTACTACTTCCATAGCTTTTACACTATCAGCATCTTCTTGGTCACATTTCATGCTTATTGTTGATGCAATACCAGTATTATTAACTAAGAATTGTATAGCCATTTCTTCATTATGACCCATAGGAATATTACCATATATAAATGAACCTGTTTTATTATCTAAGATAATTTTACCTTTAGCAATACCTCTTTTAAATACTGAGATATACTCACGCTGTGGATTGCTATATAAGTCAATGAATTTCTTAGGATCTAATTCCATAATTCTAAACACTTCATTAGTCATCATAAATACACTTTGATTTGCATTTACATTAACTCCTAAAGTAATAGCCATTTCTGTTAAAGCACTTCCTTTCAATGTTTCAATAATATCTTCCGCTTTACGTCTTAATGTACGCTTATCTATATCTTTATGAGCATTAACTTCTTTATCTATTACTTTCCAAACACTTTTACCTTGTTGGTTAGGACTTCCTTCTACATATTGACTGTTTTTAATAACATGCCATGCAATAGCTTGGTCAGGAATAGATAAATCAAATGACATTCTGCTGTCAATCCAAAATCCTTTCCATTGAAGTTCTTTTGTTTCTGAGTTAATACCTATTGGTACACCTATATAAAGGTTTGTTTTCTTATCTCTTATTCTACGAACTAACTTAGCGTTGTCGTGTTTATGAGATTGTTTCATAGCCTCAATTTCAATAAATCCTTTTCTAATACAGATGTCAGGATTACTTAAATTTACTACTTTTGTTTCCGCGCCATTGCCATCTTTAACAACGACATAATCAACATTCTCCTTCAGCGTCTCGCTTACATTTTGAGAATCTACTAGATTAAATACATTCATTTTGTTTATTTTTTAAATTGTTTAAGCAAATATAAGAAAATAACTTAAAGTTAAGTTAAAATGTAACCTTTTTTAAAATGTATCGTATTACTAGTAAAAATATAAAATATGAAACTTAGAAGACAAAATAAAAATCGAGATAATTTAACTAGACATATTGAATTAGTACATCCAAACAAAACCGTATTATATTGTATCAATCCTATTTACTATAACATAGTTAGTAAGGTAAATTATATAACTAAGAAACTAAAAAACCCCTAACAAATCAATGCTAGGGGTTTTTATTATTTTAATTCAGACTATGCTGATTTATCGTCTTTAAAGTTTAACCAAGCAAATTCTCCAAAGTGTAGTTTAGCCATTTTATCATAAGCTCTACCAGCATCTTCTTCATTTTTAAATAAACCTAATCCTTTATTTTTACCATTAACATAAATATCTACCTTCCATTTTTTAAATTTAGGCAACCAACTAACTCCTTTATATTGAGATGAGCAATTTTTAGCTTTTCTAGTATTTCTATTATTCTGACTCATTGATGCTAGCCTTAAATTACTCTTTTGATTATTTAAAGCGTTTCCATCTAAGTGGTCGATAAACTGTTTCTTGTCTTCTACTTTTAATAATACTCTGTGCATTGAAAATTTAATAGTTTTTTTCATTCCATTACTATTCCTCTCATCTACATATTGTCTTCTAATAACATAAATATTATTCCCTTTTTTACTAGACATCCAAGTCCATTGACTTAAGTACTCATAATCTTCGTCATCTACTAAGGCTGCGTACGTACCTCTTCCTAATTTTATCTCTTTCATATAATTAAAAAATCCTAAAGGCTTTCGTCGGGCATGACTACTAACCAATAGGATTTACTTAAATTAATATCTTATAGTGAATGCCCTCACTTTTACAATACAAATATAACTCTTATAAATAAAAAATCCTAACATTTCTGCTAGGATTTTTATAATTAATATTAAAAATGATTATGCACTCTTACGAATAACCAGCCATTTTTTTGTGTTATATATTACTAAAAGGTCTTGCTTAAGCATGGCATATTTCCAGCTATCCTCTTCTGTAATAGCATCTCCAGGTAAACCTGTCATACCATTAATAGTAGTTTGAACGTTAGAACGATTAACACCGTAAGCACCTTTAGGTATAATTTCGATGTTAGAATCCATAAATGAACCTAAATCTCCACCAATATAAGTACTTGACATGATTAATTGACCATCATTACCTCTCTCAGGGAAACGTAATTCATCATCAAATAAAGGATGTTGAACAAAAGATACAGAGCTACCAGCAAAGTTCATTTTCGTAATATGGTAACCAACTTCGATTTCAGCACCACCAGTAACAGATTGTAACAATTGCGCGTTTTGAGCAGCAATGAAACGAGCCATTTTACGTTGAGCGTTGTAGTAACCGTCGATACCTGTCATAAAGATAATATTTACACCAGTTGTAGAAGTAGAAGATTGTTTAGTTAATAATTTCATTGCATCAAGGAAATCATCTTCAGTAGCTTCTCCGTTTACACCAGAACCGTAAATTTCATTACCTCCAGATATTTGTTCTTCAATACCATCACCCATAATGATTCCGTTCCCAGTGTCATTATCAGTTAAGTTAGAAACAGCAGCACGAGAACCATCTGTATTTTTCATAGTTGAAATACCAAAGATTTTAGCGTATTCGTTTTCCATACCCCATTGAGCTTCTGATTGACGTACTTTCTCAAATTTCCATCCTTTAACTGGACCTTTAGAAGACATATATTCATACCATAATACATCAGTAGCAGCATCTCCAGAGATAGCAACTGTTTTACGTTGAATAGTCATATCTACGATAAAAGTATCAGGGAATTGGTCACGACCATATCCTTTTAAAGATTTTTCACCATAACCAGTTGTAGAAGGAAAACAAGTGTAAGAACCAGTTGTTTGAGCAGCTACAACAGTTGCAAATACGAAGTTTTCTTTTTGAGGATGTTGAAATGAATATAACCATCCAGAAGCTACTTTAGTAGGCTCTGCCATAGCCATTGCAGAATAACGATTACCGTAAAAAACAACGATTTGTCCTTTATAGATATAATTATCTGCCATTATTAATTGGAAAGAACCATCTGTTCCAGAACTACCAACTTGAGATAAAATTTGAGATGATTTTTGAATACGACCCATAACGTTAAAACGATATGAATTGTCTCCGATTGCAGTACCTTCTTTAATTTTACCAAATTTAGTTGGCTTATTAACATCGATACCATAAGGACCTACTGCTCCAGATGTTAATAGAGTAGTTAATTGACGTTGGTCAACACGCTCTAACATTTGACGGATAGCAGGGAATTTTTGCTGATTTCTTATTAAATCAGCTTCTAAAGTACAGTCTGCTGAGAATGTACCTCTTACTAGGTTTGTTTGACCAGGATTTAAAGTTGGCATAGTTTATTTGTTTTATTTAAGGTTTATAATTTTAACCTCCCAAATTTGGATCTCCTGCTAATCTCTCAAAGTTACCTTCTATGTTTGCCATACTTATTCCTGCTCCTCCAGATTGCTTTGGCGGTGTGTTATGCAGTTTATTAGCTATTTCGAGTTTGCCTTTATTGTAGCTCTTAGCTTCAATATTTTTAACAGCTTTCTCTCCTAACTCTTTAAAAGCTATAAATTTTGCTATCTCGATAGGATTATTTAATAATTGGCTGTACTTACCATTATTGTACCTTTCCGTTAAGCCTTTTATTGTCTCTGGAGCAAGTGGTGAACCCATAAAGTCTTTTATCTCATTCAGAGATTTAATTACGGATTCAGTTTGTTCTTTACTCTTTTGAGCAATATAATTTTCTTTATTCGCTTTATATTTTTCTATTATTTGTTGACGTTCTGCTGTAATGTTTTGTTCAGCAGCATCTAATTCTAATCTAAATCTAGTGGCATCGTGAGAAACTTGTCCATTCTCAACTGCTTTTTCTACATCTGCATCAATCCATTCTTGAGTTGCTGCTGGGTATCTCAATACTAAATCCTCTCTATATAATTCTACATCACTCATGGCTTTGTAATACTTTATATTTTCTAAAGGAGCTACTATTTGCTCGTGCGTTAAGCCTGATTCTGCCAACTCCATATACATTCTATGTTCTGGAGCCATATCAGAGAATAAAGCTTCTTTAGTTAAATTCTTAGCTGATTCAATTTGCTCTTTTAAAGGTGCAACTAAAGCATCTCTATAAGCTTCAAAAGTATCTTCTTTAATATCTAACCCTTCTTCTTTAGCATAAGCTATCCACCCTTCTCCTTCTGAGCTATTAGAATCATCATCTAAGGTCAAAACATCTTCTAAAGGTTTTTCTTCTTTAGTTTCCTCTTTTACCTCTTCTTTAATTTCTTCCTTTACGGGTTCATCTAAAGTGATTTCTTTTTCAACAACCTCTTCTGGTTTGTTTTCAATTTTAGCTTCTTCTTTAATTTCTTCTTTAGGTGTTTCTGTTTTGATTTCTCCATTCAGATTAGCATCACTAGATAGAAAATCAAAGTTTGGCTTGAAGGCAGGTTCCGCATCTCGCTGAACGTTTTCTGCTACTATTGTTTCAGTTTCCATTTCTTTGTATTTTTAATCAAATATATTAAATATTCTCATTGTTTAGATTTTCTAAGGAAATTTTATGGTCATTTTCAACAATTTTATTTCCAGCAGCCGCTGCTTGAACTTTAATATCAACTTCGCCTTGAAGTATTATATTATCTTTTTCGTTAGCTTGAGCATCTTCCCTCGCTGCATTAGCTATATCTAATTGTTGTTGTAATTGAGCAGCTTGCATTTGTTGTTGGTTAGCCATTTGAGCTTGTTGAGATTGTCCTTCAAGTTCTTTTATCTTAGCCCAAGAGTCTTCTAATACTGCTTTTTGGTCAGCGAAAGATTCTGCTAATAAGAATTTAAGAGCATCTTCTGGACGCATTTCTTTTGCGTTTAAAGAAGCTTCCATCATTCCTTGCATAAATTGTTTAACCTCTGCATATTTACCACCGTCTTGTAAATGAACGCCATAATCCTTAAATCCAATTTCTTGAGATACTTTTAAATATTTGAATTTACTTAATCCTAATATCTGTTCTCCCTTTTCTAATTTGAAGAATCCCCAAGTAATCTTAGTACTCTCAACTAACTTAGTTAATGTCTTATTAATATAAAGATAAACTCCATAAAAAAATGGTTCTGTTATTGTCCTAGAAGCTTGTATAGCTGAATTAGTATTAGTTGCAGTTGCACTAGCCTGTATTTGACCTTCTCTATCATTGTTAATTCCTGTCATTTTATCCATCATTAATAAAATGTCGTTTTTAAATTGTAATAATGCTCCGAAAGAACTACTTAATCCTAAGTCATAAGTTTGTAATATGTTATTTAAACTTACATCTCTACCGTGGAAGTTACCGCTTGCTGAAGTATCATAAGTTACAAATCCATCATTAACAATATCATAATTAATTTCCTTAACTGTTTTCTTTGCTCCTAACGCCGCCGTATTAAATCCTAAAATTGTTCCTTTATGCTTATTTACATCTTTTAGTATTTGATACATTACAATATCAAACATATTAGACCAATTCTCCATTTCATTCATTAATGAGATACGTCTTCCGTCTACTGTATTACACAAGTAACCTGTATATGAACCTCCTAAGATTCTAGTTGGATCATCCACGCTTCTCATTTGGAAAAATGCTCTACGCATATTAGTATCTAATTCTTTTAATCCACCAATACGTGTTGCTTCCCATAAATCTTCTGTATACTTAATTTCTACTTCGTACTTACCTTTTTCTATTTGTTGTTTATGCCAATCAATATTCTTCTCATAAGCCTCTGTGTCCATCTCTGTATAGATGTACTTTTCACTTGGGTCAAATGCTAATTGTGTTGCTGTTTTAAGAACTCTCTTAAAGTATGTTGGCTTTACTGATTTCCATTCAATATGGATAACTTCTACTACTAATCCGCCAACTGGCGAATGTCTAATACAATTACCAGATTGTGATATATATCCTTGTGGATTGTTTGAAATATCTTCTAATTTCTTTATTTGACTAGTAGTAAGTCTGTATTTCATTAATACGTCATGTACTGACATCCATTGTCTACTTCCTAATATTGGACTTTTTTCTAAGTAAGTATCTCCTTTTATCTCTTCGTAAATAGCATCACGTGGGTCTAAACTAATATACCTAGTCTCTCCCTCTTCATCTCTTTCTACTTTTCCAAATATCATTGAAGCTATAGCGCAATTTAATAAATCGTTTGAGAATTTTTGTTTTAAATCTAAGGATGGTATCTGCTCATTTAATATGATTTGCATAATACTCTCCTCTTTATCTTTAGGAGACATCTTCTCGAATATCGGGTCTTCTTCACTTTCTGGAATTGGCGCACCTTCCATTATATCTACACCTACTTTATTTTTAAGATGTTCTAACTCAGGTTTAGCTTCCATAGCTCCATACATAAAGTCCATTTGCTCCATCTTTGCTGATTTAGCATCTCTATTTATAGTTGTTACAGTTGCGTTTAATGGTCTTGTTAAAAACTCACCTACCATTAATTTCATTTTAGTAGAATGCGCTCTGTAAGGAATAAACTTTGCTCTGTTTTGTTTACCGTAAGTTTTAGTTAAATATAATACACTTTCTGGTGTTTTAATACCATTATACGATTTAAAAGATTCATCCATTAATCCTCTTTGGTAATTGGAATTTCTTAATAAATCTTGTCCGTAATCTAAGTGGAGACGAACCCAATCAGGGGTCTTTTCTCGCTCTAAAATTAATTGTGAGGGAAAAACGCGCATATTATGTATTTTTATTCAAAAATAGCAAAAATTCAATCACTATCCACCAAAGCCTTCATAATCTATTTCGGGGTCAGTAGGTCTTACAAATTCTCCTATAGGAACCATTACTCCGTTTTTATCTTGAGTCCATCCGCCTAAACTAAATGGGTCTTCTCCTTCTTTATAAGTATCATCTCTTGGTGCTGCGGTTACACTAATAGATTGCATCAAGGCAATACCGTAAGCATCCGCCAAGTCATTATCACTTCCTATCTCTACTTCATCAAAGTTACCTAATTGATTTATAAGTTCTGGAAACCATATATTTTGAGAATAATCATGTATTGCTGTTTGCATAGCCCCAACCATTAATGGTCTACTATAAGAGTTTAGTGATACCCAAAATTCATGAGATTGCTCACTATTCATACTCTCAAACTTAGTTGGTCTAGGAGCTAAATATTTCATACAGCCATTATCCTTATACCAACTTATAATACCAGAACTACTTGCCTTATCTCCTAATGTATTTCCTACTAAATCATAATATACTGATAGCTTAAGACACATATCAAAGAATATTTCTTTCCTAGCTGGCCTTGTACATATAACAGCTACTGGCATATTAAATGGAACTCCAAATGGATTAGGTCTTGTTATTACACACATTGCTCCTAATGATTTAGAAACGCCTTTATCCTGGTCGTAAGGATCAATCCCAGAAACGTATAAATTCTTATACTTCTTATCAGGATGAAACTCATCTAATATTAAGATACAGTCTCCTTCATCATCTTTATCTTTTGCAGGAACGGCTCTTACTCTTAATGGATTAACTCTTTCTATCGTTCCTTCTTTCATTACCCATTCCAACTTCCATTTAGAATACTTATCCTTATTTACTGTTATCTCGTCTTGCTGAGTATTTATTCTTTGGATGTCGAAGTTGTTACTAAACATCTTTCTAAATATCTCTGCCTGTGTCAACGGATTGTTCTGTAAGTGTTCTAAGTAAAGTTTAAGTTCTCCTTTCTTTAGCTCTTCACGTTCTTTTAAAATATCTTCCTTAGCCGCTTCTAAATCTTCACACCCTACTAATTGATAAGGTTTATAAAGTTTAGATAAGTTTGGCGTATATCCTATTACCTTTCCTTTTCTTGTAGCCCCACCATAGTAAGGTTTTTTAAATCTTTCTCCGGTTAATACAAACATAATCGCATTAAAGTCTTTCAGATTCTCTACTAAGAATTTAAAATCTTTTGAACCTTTGTTGATATTACCTCCTGTACCAAACATATACATTACACCTACTTGTACTCCGCCGTCTGTCAAAGCATCCTTAGTAGCCGAGTAAAATTCTTTCCAATTCTCAAACTCTCCCGTTTCTTCACATATAACATCATTCAAATATGTTCCCTTTAAAATATTAGGGTTGTTATGAGCTGTTCTTATATAAATCTCTGTCTTAATTCCTTTTTCAACAGGCTTACCACCTTCCATAACCTCATATCCCGAAGTTATCTCTTCATCATTCTTAGTTAATTGATTTAACTTAAACTCTGGTACTAATAAAGATTCTGATATTTTAAGCTTCTTAATAAAGTCATCCGCATAAGTTTTCTTTCCAGCGGCAACACCAGCGTGATAAGCAGGAATAAATCTATACCCATAATCGACTACCGCTTTCTGAAAAAACTCAGATATACCTGCTCTACGTTTTTTAGGTAATACTAGATTCAAGTTGTTATCCTTACAAAATTCCACTAAGTAAGCCAATTGTAAGTGCATATCGCAAAAGTCAGGAGTTATTACACCACTTACCGTTGCCATTGAATTAAAATTCATGTAATAATAAAATCTGCCAGGTAAAAATATTCCACCCGTTTGATACCCATTAATACATCTATATAATTGTTCTGTCCAATATTGTTCGTATTCTGGAGTTCCTATACATTTCGGATTAGCCACGCTATCTGCATAATCTGGTATTCCGTTTACTACCACGGGGTTGCACAAAAAATTTTTCCCCTTGACATAAGGTGGCTGTAATATAGGCAATTCGCTTACTGTTTTACCCGCATAATTCATATCTAGTTTCTTTTAGCTGTTACCGCAAAATACATTTTTTGATTTGACTGCAACTTCTCTAACCAGCTACGCTTAATATTTCCTTTAAGCTCTCCTTCTATTAATTTGTCTTCTACTATCTCTCCTTCAATATCTCTAATAGCTTTACGAAACTTATCAATACTATCCATAGCATTCTTTATTCCGCTAGTTGAGTTATCATTTTCTAAGATAAGTAGTAAGTTGTCAATTTTCTTATTATACATCTCCACCAACTCAATATTTCTATTAAATTGTAAAGATTTATACGCCTCAATTGCTTTTTTTATCTTTTGTGGACGTTTCTCCTCATCTAATAGATTAGGAACGTTATCTTGGTAAATATGCCATATAGCCTTAGAAACACGTTGTCTTTCTGGAAATTGCCTATATATAGAATTGTAATCGTATGCCAATACAACGAATAATACTTCTTTGTCTGTTAGAAGTCCCAACTCTGGTGACAATTTTACTACGTCGGGATGAAGTAGTATGTTGTTTTTGGTGTCGCAAAAAAATAAATAGCTCATAATAAATTGTTTTTACGCAAAAGCGGTGGTATAACATCTCGTTACCCACCGCAATTTAGTAAATTTTCTTTAATGTTTGTGATTCTTCTTATAAACTAAACTTTCTCTTACATAATCCTTGTAATATCTAGGAGTATCTATTCCGAATTTATTATTATAGTTTTTGATAATCTGCTTATCTTGGTTATGTCCGATATAGAATACTACACATCCTCCGACTATGATAATTAAAATTGGTATTAATAGTGTTTTTCCCATTGTTATTTAAAATTTTTGTTTAGTAATATAAAATCTGTATCATTCTTAGACCTACCTCTTTCGTATAATTTATTTCCAAATGTTGATTTATTCATTCCTATATGTTCTGCCGCCATTAATATTGTATCAAATACTTCTTTTGTTTTAACATTAAAAACTTTAACTGCTCCTGGATTCTTTCCACCAATCCTCAATTTATTATTTTCCGATGTCATTAGCTTTGCTTTATCGGTTTTCTTATTAAGACCTGTTTTAAAAGCATGAACTATATTTTCTTTAGCTGTACACCATTCTAAATTAGAAATATGGTTATTAGATTTATTGCCATCAATATGGTTTATTTGCGGTTTATTATCTGGATTTAAAATAAATGCCTTAGCTACTAATCTATGAATCCTAAATGTCTTTTGTTTACTATTTTCGTGTAACGCTACCGATTCGTAACCTATTCCTGTTTTATTTTTCTTCAAAAATTTATTTGTTATAGTACTAAAAACATCTCCATTTTCCGATACTAAATATCTTTCATATCCACTTATTTTCTTTTGCTCCATAATAAAAATATATTAAAAAATCTCATCATTAATATCTTCTGATACTACATTTATAGTATTATTCATCTCGTCTAAAATTTCATCTTTAAACGTCTCTAATAATATCTTTATATCATTTTTTAAAAAAACTGTAGGCACAACTTCATTCTTATAACTAATTAACCTGTGATTTTCATCGAATACCGGAGTTATTAAGTCTATAAATAACTTTTCGCATTTTCGGCCAGTTAATTCGCTAAAAAGATATGCGTAAAATGAAAGCTGTAGTGATATTTTAGTAAACTTAGTGTTAGGCAAATGTTCAAATGGAGCGTTTAAGAAAGGTTGTCCGCTTACAGTAAATAAAGAATCATATCCTTTCTCGAAGCATTTAAAGTCAGATAATATAAACTTACTATCCTTACGATTAGATATTAAGCTCAATTTATCCCAGCTTCCAGCTACCCTGTATTCTTTACTATACGGAACGCCTTGTTCATACGTTTTATTATAGTTTCTGTATTTATATAATACTTCTAAAACACAACCCCTTAAATCTTCATCACTCTCATCTAAAGTAGCTGTTTGAGCATATCTCTCTAACGCGGCGTCTACTCTTGTTCCATTCACGGCAGTTTGTTCCCATCCTTGTCTTACTTCATTAGCCGATTTTCCATTAGATTTACTTACTAATTTACTTATCTTATCCGCGTCAAACTTTTTTACTAGCTTACCGTATAGTGCCGAAAATGAGATGTATTGATTACCTTCTGAATCAAAGTATTTGTGTTCAATAGGTTCTAAATACACCTCATTTGGAAATAGATTATGAATCATGCTTCTTTTCTATATAAATTTTACAATAAAATAAAGTAATAACACATCTGTATTGATTACTAAAAAAACCTACCAAACTTCTTTCTTGTGTTTTTGATGAGTAAATCTGTAAAATATCAAAACTAAAGTATTCCCCATAGCCATTAACGATATTTAATAGATTTATATCTAAAATAAATCTTTTCATATTTATTTTTTAATTTTAATTGGTTCTGGCGTTTTCAACGAAGTAATATCTAAATCACTGTAAATATCTTCTTCTTGCGACATAAATTCTCGTATAGGGCTTTCGCTAATCTGGTCAGTAAAAATTTCATCATCTGGAGTTGGCGCAA